ATTATTCATTTATTGGACAGACCATATATCTGCTGGTAGTAATTGGGGAACAGATACTGCAACAGCATATACAAGTGTTATACCAACAACGATTGATACTCTAACAGGTGGAACAGATGACTATTCTACTACTGCTGGAGAGATTGAACTTGCATATGATAAATTTAAAAACGCAGATACAGAAGATGTCAATTTAGTTATTGGTGGTTCATCTAGTATCGTTGGTGATACTGCTGCAGCTCAAGATACTCATGTTACAATGATTACAGCTTTAGTTGAAGGTAGAAAGGATTGTGTTGGATTTACTTCACCATATCGTTCTGCTACAGTCGGTGTCACAACATCAATACAACAAGCAGAGAATGTGAGAATTGCTGCTAATCTATGTCCAAGCTCATCTTATATGGTAATGGATAGTGGATATATGTACATGTATGACAAGTACAATGATGTTTATAGATTCGTACCTTTAAATGGTGCAACTGCTGGACTATGTGCAAACACAGACCAAGTTGCTGACGCATGGTTCTCACCAGCTGGATATAGTAGAGGAAGTGTTAGAGGAGCAATTAAATTATCCTTTAACCCAGACCAGGCAGACAGAGATATATTATATCGTGCAAGAGTTAACCCAGTTGTTAACTTCCCAGGCCAAGGTGTAACTTTATTTGGTGATAAAACTGCTCAAACTAAACCAAGTGCTTTTGACAGAATTAATGTTAGAAGATTATTCTTAGTATTAGAAAAAGCAATTGCTACTGCTGCTAAATTCCAACTCTTTGAATTCAACGATGAATTTACAAGGGCACAATTTAGAAGTTTAATTGAACCTTTCCTAAGAGATGTTCAAGGTCGTAGAGGTATTACAGACTTCTTAGTCAAGTGTGATGCTTCAAACAATACAGGGAGTGTAATTGATAGAAACGAATTTGTTGCAGACATATTTGTCAAACCTGCTCGTTCTATTAACTTCATTACATTAAACTTTGTCGCTACTCGAACAGGTGTTTCGTTTAGTGAGGTAGGAGGTTAATCATGGCACAGATAGATGACTTTAAGGCAAATTTACTCGGTGGCGGAGCGAGAAGTAATCAGTATCGCGTATCTATTAATGAACCATCTGGTGTTGCAATCGGATTAGATGTTAGAAGAACTTCATTTTTATGTAGTGCAACATCTTTACCATCAGCTAATATAGGAACTATACCTTTAACTTTTAGAGGTAGAACTGTTAATATAGCTGGAGATAGAGAAGCACCAGAAGCATGGACTACTACATTTTACAATGATACAGACTTTATGATTAGAACTGCTCTTGAAACATGGAACAATGCAATCAATGACTTTGCAGACAATACTGGTCTTACAAATATAGCTGATTATGCAACAGACTTATCTGTTGACCAATTAGATAGAGATGGCACTGTTTTAAAAAGTTACATATTTAGAAATGCATGGCCAAAAACTGTTGCTGCAATTACATTAAATTCAGCTGAAACTACAACTATTGAAACATTTGATTGTACTTGGGAATATCAACATTTCGAAGCTAGTGGCGTTAACTTCTAAAACAGTCTTTTTTTTCCTTATAAATAAAGGACAATAAAGGAGATTTTATTATGGCAGAACTATTTGGTTTTAAATTTGAGAAAATTAAAGACACCAAAAGTCAAGAAAAATTTACAGCACCAGCTAATGATGACGGTACAACCGAAATCGCTGGTGGTGGATTCTTTGGTCAAGTATTAGATACAGACGGCAGAGAAAGGTCAGAGGTTGACTTAATTCGTAGATATCGTGAGATATCACAACAACCAGAATGTGATTCAGCAATTGAAGATATAGTCAATGAAGGCATTGTATCTAATGAGCGTGACCAAGCAGTAGCTATTGTTCTTGATAGATTAGAATATACCGAATCAATTAAAAGAAAAATTCGTAAAGAGTTTGATACTGTATTGTCACTTTTAGATTTTGATGTAAAAGGACATGACATTTTTAGAAGATGGTATATTGATGGTAGGATTTTTTATCACAAAGTAATTGATAAGAAAAATCCAAAAAATGGTGTCGTTGAAGTAAGATACATAGACCCTAGAAAAATTAGAAAAGTAAGACAGATTAATAAAGATAAAAAACCTGGCTCATCAATGGATATGATACAAAGTGTTGATGAATTTTATTTATATAATGATAAAGGATTAAATGCTGGCCAGTTAACTGAAGGCATTAAAATTGCAGATGATTCTATTACATATGTACCATCTGGTTTAATTGACCAAAACAAAGGTAACATACTTTCACACTTACACAAAGCAATCAAACCTGTAAATCAATTAAGAATGATTGAAGATTCTGTTGTGATATACAGAATATCTAGAGCTCCTGAAAGAAGAATATTTTATATTGATGTAGGTAATTTACCAAAAATAAAAGCAGAACAATATTTAAAAGATGTTATGAATCGTTATCGTAACAAATTAGTTTATAATGCTTCTACAGGTGAAATACAAGATGATAGAAATCACATGTCAATGTTAGAAGACTTTTGGTTACCTCGTAGAGAGGGTGGTCGTGGAACAGAGATTACTACACTACAAGGTGGACAAAACTTAGGTGAGATAGAAGATATAAAATATTTCCAAAACAAATTATATCGTTCATTGAATGTACCTATTTCTAGAATGGAAGCTGAAAGTGGATTTAGTTTAGGTCGTGCTAGTGAGATTACTAGAGATGAATTAAAATTTACTAAGTTTGTACAAAGACTAAGAAAAAGATTTACACCATTATTTACTGATATGTTAAAAGCTCAGTTAATTCTAAAAGGTATTGTTACCTTAGAAGATTGGAGTAAAATGAAAGAACACATTCAGTATAACTTTTTACAAGATGGTCATTTTGCTGAATTGAAAAAAGCAGAATTAATGCAAGATAGATTAAATGCATTACAAACTATTGAAACATATATCGGAACATTCTATAGTAAAGAATGGGTACAGAAAAATGTACTAAATATGACAGATGCAGAAATAGATGAAATGCAAACACAAATTAATAAAGAATCTGGAATAGATGTTGAGGATGGTGGTATTGATATGCCAGATGGTGGTGATGGTATCACTAGATATCCACAAGATGGTACAGGTTCATTTATACCAGCAGATGACCTAGAAGGTTCTGATGGTGTAAACAATAAAGGAGATGAAAATGGCGGAAACTAAAGACATAATAGATGCTTTATCCAATGGTGATAACTTAGGTGCTGAAACAGCTTTTAAAGATACAATTGCTTCAAAAGTAGGAGATGCCCTAGAAACGAAAAGAAAAGAAGTAGCAAATACATTTGTTAAAACTTCAGTCACACAGGATGAGGGAGATGGCGATAAAGTTTAATTCTTTCTATAAACCTTTTTTAGAGAAAGATGAACATAAGAAATCTAGGGAGTATAAGAAATTATCCCCTAAGATGAAATCTGCCGTGGATGGTGTATTCAAAATTATGGATGCTAAACCTAGCGATTTCCTAAATACTTTTGAAAAAACAATTAAAGATATAAGTAAAAAAAATAGAGTTCGTGAAAAGGACTTAATTTCGTACTTTGAAAAAGAAGTACTGTCGATTTAATAGGAGTTTAATTAATGTCATTCGTAACAACAACATTAAGAGATACAATAGTAAATGCTGCTGGAGCTGGTGGAACTGTCACAGTTAAAGCAATATTTGACAATGATACTGCGGATAACTTAATTCTTGATGCACATGGTTTAAGTGGTTTTGCAAATGGAGCAAAATTAGATTTATCTAGAGCATGGTGGGGATTAACACAAGGAACTGCCGCTGCAAATACAGGTGATTGTATCATTAAATTTATTGGTTCATCTGCTAATGTGGTTGCATTACAACTTGCTGGAAGTGGCCACTATGATGGTTCTGCAGGTTTGATTTTAGGAAGTGCTACAAATACAACAGCAACATCATCTGATATAAATGCACAAACAAGAGGAACATCTGGTTTTGTCATATTAGAATTTAAAAAGGATGCTAATTACACAGCATAGAGGGAATCATGAGTAATAAAGTAAAATTAATATCCGAAGAATTTGTAAGTGATGTAGAGTACATTACTGAAGAAAAAGAAAACGGAAAGAAAGAATATAAAATTAAAGGTATCTTTATGCAGGCTGATATCAAAAATAAGAACGGCCGTGTATATCCTATGGAAATACTTGACAAAGAAGTTAAAAGATACAATAAAGAATTCATCAACGAGAAGCGTGCATACGGTGAATTAGGACACCCAGAAGGTCCAACAATTAATTTAGAAAGAGCTTCTCACATGATAACTGCACTTTACCCTGACGGTAAAAACTTTATAGGAGAAGCTAAAATACTTGCAACACCTATGGGTGAAATCGTTAAGACCCTTATGGATGAGGGAGCTAAACTTGGTGTTTCTTCAAGAGGAATGGGAAGTTTAGAACAAAAGAAAGACGGCAGTAATTATGTGAGGAATGACTTCTATTTAGCTACAGCTGCAGATATCGTTTCCGACCCATCGGCTCCAAGTGCTTTCGTAGAAGGTATCATGGAAGGTAAAGAGTGGGTATGGAATCATGGAGCACTTGTAGAATCTGAATTAATAGATGCGAAAGAAAGAATCAATACTAGAATTCGGAAAAAACAAGCGTTAGAACAAAATTTGGAGTTTGCAAAATTCCTCAAATTGTTGTAATGTATAAATAAGTGTTAATATAACGAAAAAGATATTAATTAATAACAATAGATTTAACTAGGAGATATCCAATGAGCGAAATCGAAAAAACTATTGAAGAATTAGAGGCAGAAGTCCTTAGTGAGCTTGAAGAACAAGCGGATGCTCCTAAGAAAGGTGCAGCTCCTGCTGAACCTCAGTTAAAAGCTTCTGATGCTTCAAGTGTGACACCTGGAGGCGAAGTAGTAGATATGGGGCCTGCAGTAACTCACCCATCTGACAAATCTGGACCTGGAACTCAAGCTGGTAAAAAAGCTAATGAGAAAAAAGGCGATGCTGCTCAGAAAAAAGAAGGTAAACCAGAAACTGGTGATATGACACCAAATGACGGGCAAAAGAAAGTTGCTAAACCTTTAGCTGCTGGAGATACTGCCGAAGTAGAAGACGGACAAGAAATAATTGCTGAAAAAGAAGAAGTCAAAGAAATGGATAAAATGGAAATGATTAAAGCAATGAAAGACATGGAAACAGAAATGAAAGACATGCCTATGGAAATGGTCAAAGCTACTTACGACAAAATGAAAGAAATGATGTCTAAAATGGAAGGTACTACTTCTGAAGAAGACAAAGAAAAAGAAGCACTTCAAAAAGAAGCTGTAGAACAAAGAATTAAAACTATAGATGTTGCGGAACATGTTGAAGCTCTTATGAGTGGAGAAAGTGACCTAACAGATGAGTTTAAAAAGAAAGCAGCTACTGTTTTCGAATCTGCAGTTAAATCTAAAGTTCGTGATGAAGTTACAAGACTTCAAGAAAACTATGACAACGAAATAGTAGAAGGTATTAAATCTAACAAAGCTGAACTTACAGAAAAAGTAGATACATACATGAACTATGTTGTAGAAGAATGGATGAAAGAAAATGAATTAGCAGTAGAAAGAGGTCTGAAAGGAGAAA